TTTTAGGTTTAGTAGATCCTGATCCACAAATTAAAGGTGTGCCAATGTCATACTTTAAAACCTTAACTGTAGATAAACAAAATCAACTTTTAGGTCTAGGCGCAGGCGAAATATTCCAAGAATCATTTACTGCGGAAGGAAATAAATTAGGAATTATTTATCTTGACAAAAATGGTAACGTAAAAACAAAAATCATACCGGAAGCTGTATTAGGAGATAGTGATAGTAAATCAGATAAACTTACAATTCTTGATGAAATTACAGAATTAGAACTTAAAAAAGCTGATCCAAATCAAGAGTTTACTAATGAAGATCAAATAAGATTAGATGTGCTTAGAGAATCACAGAAAAAAGTTAAACCTTTTGAAAGCCAAGAAGAAAAACTTTGGGCAGAAACATCCAGTAACTTAATTTTAGCCACACCACAGAAACAGGATAAATTATATAAAGTAAATCAAGTGTCCCAAAAACTAGCTGATGAAGAAATAAATACTAATATCTTGACACCAAAAGTGACAGTCCTGCAAGAAATTCTAGAACCTTTTGGTATAAATTTAAAACCAATATTAGATATGGCTAATATTAATATTTTAAATGAGGCAAGTGATTCAGCACTCATAGATGCATTAAGCATACAATTTGGTATTGATGCATCTGAGGGGTTAGCAGGACAAATATCTAATAGAGAATTAGAAGCTTTATTTAATACAACTATAAGATTAAGTGCTCCTGGAGAGTTTAATAGGAAATTTGCAGAAGGTTTGACTTATCTTTTACAAAAGGATCTGGCAGCATCACAACTTGCAGCCGATCAAAACGTAAATTCTATTAAGGAATGGTCTAATGCAATGCAACAATGGATGAAGGATAATCCACCGCCAGAAATGTTTAGTGATGTTTATAATTATAATTACTTAGAGGATTTAAACTTAGATTTAAATTTAAGACCTTTAGTAGATGAGGATAGTTAATGGTCACAGCAATTGATAGAGCAAAAGATGAGTTTAATCTTGAAGAACCCATTNAGGTTACAAGTCCCGAAGATAGATTAGCCTCTTTACGAATAGATGAAAAAGTAGATCCTGATAGACCAGAAATTGATTATTCTAAGGAAGAATTTACAGTAGAGAATCAAAGATTTTATTTACCTAAAGATAAAGAACTGCGTGGCAAAATATTAGATGCTCGAGATGACATTGATCAAATAATAATTGAGATGCAAAAATTAAATAAACAACCAGGCGATATTAATTTTATGGTAAACCAATATCTTAAAGATGTTGGATTGACTAGAGCACAAGTATCAGGAAAATTTCCCGAGCCTGAAACTGATTTTTTTATGGCCTTAACTCAAGGTGCTAATAATAGAGTATTAGATATCTTAAATACGATAGTTGATGTAGCATATGTTACCTCTCCTGCAATAATACAAGACCAATTTATTAAAAATCAAAAACAAGAATTACCTGATTTTGATTTTGAACCTGGAAATGAAAAAATAAAAAAAGGTCTTTATGATGTTTTTGTTTTTTTAAATCAAATCGATCCTTCTTTTACGCCAGATACTTTTGCAGAAAGAGTTGCTGATAATATGGGATCATTCATGGTAGATTCCATTCCGGTTACTGCTGGACTTACAAAAGTTACATCAGCTAACAAATTACAAGTTACAGATCCTGAAGTTCTTAAAGGTGTGTATGCTAATGCTAAAAATAATATGAAGATGATGTACAACACTATAATTGATATTTATGATACTGCTAAAAAAGAAGGTCGCTTAGGTAGATTAGTAGCAGACGATATTTTAGCAGCCATGGGTTTTTCAGGAGGTATGGATGTTAGTAAAAAATTAACTGAAGAGGGCGCAGACGAGGGTTTTTCATTATTAGGCACGCCTTTTAAATTGGCAACTGAAACATTATTACCTTTTGTAGGTGCAGGTGGTTTCCAAAAAATAGGTAGTCTTGTATATGATGTTCCTGTAGCTACTTTCAATTCAACAAAAAATTTTTTTAACAAATGGTCTGAATTTAACCAAGCAAATCCTGACACTAATCCTGCAAATAATTTAATAAAAATGTTTAATGAAAGAAATAGTGAAACTAAGGCGCAGAAGATAGCTGAAGAAATTAGCACAAACATAAATCCTAGTGAAAGAGCTGCAAGAGAAGAATCGTTAGACTTGGAAAACCGTATAAATANTGTGGTAGTTCAAACANTAAAGAAAGATATAAATGGNAATGAATATATTGAGCAAGAAATTAAAAATTTAAGAGAAGTAGACGGTCCAAGTTTAGATTTTTCCCTAGCACAAGCTACTGAAAATCCTAGTTTAATTGAAACACAACGATCGATTGAGTCAAATTTAGTAGATGGTGGTTTTAAAATTACTACACCTGGTCGTACCAATCAAAAAAATAAAGTTGCTCAAACAGTAAAAGAAAAATCATTATCCAATTATCAAATTGTTGATGAAGCGTTAGAAAGAGAATTTCCTAATACACAATTTATATATACGACAGCAAAAAATGCAGATGGCAAAACAGTTGTTGTGGCAACGGAACAAAAAATAGGAAACTTCGGCTCTTATTTTAATACTAATAATCGTGTTGGAGGAGTTGTAGATCAACAAATTGACGATGAGTTACAGACACAAACTAATATATTAACTCCTGGTGCCACAATAAAAGTAGCAGAGAAAGACCTTACAGTGGTAGGCACAGATTTAAGAAACAAATATTTAAATTTAAAAGAAAAAACAAGACAAACCTACGATGACGATTTAATAAGATTAGTTGATGATAGTTTCGGAGATAGAAATTTTGACATTACAGATTTTAAAGACACTGTCATTACTAAAGTAAAACCTGACTTTGGCACAAGAACACAAGATATACCTGATCAATTTTATGCAATAAGAGATTTAGGTAATGATTTCGCACCCATTATTGATACTGCAAATAAGGCTCTTACAAAAGCATATGAAGATTATTTATCTTCACCAACTACAACAAATTACAAAACATATATGGAAAAAGTAAAATCCATTGAAAAAAATTTAGAAAATCAAATCACTAATTTAAATAAAAATTTACAATCTAAATTAGACGCAGGTGATATTGCAATTGCTCCAACTTATAACATGGGTGAAATAACCTTTACCTATCCAGGAACAATTAAGTTTGACAATCAAGGTAAAGTNATTGCAGGTATAGATGATATTGGAAAAACATATATGGGTAGAGATCTTAAGGCTGGAGAACCTATTGGCATTGGTGTTGCAGGTGATCAAGTAACAGTCGATATAAAAGATCCCACTTTAGATATACCCATTAAACAGTTGATCAAATTTAAAGAGGGCTTGTTAAGAGATTTAAATATAGCTATGCAAAAACCTAATGAAAATTCTGAATTAATAAAAAAACTTTCAATCATGGTTAAAGAGGTTGATGGAGTTGTAGATGATAATTTAGCAGGTATTCAAGCTTATGACGATTGGTTAAAAGCTAAACAAAAAAATTACATTGATATATTTGAAAAAGGTCAAGTAAATAAAATATTAACACAAACTGGAACAGGTGAATATGCAATACAAGATGAACTTGTAGGTAAGGCTTTTTTAACTGATAAAAAATCAATTGATGAATTTTTTAATACATTTGGTGATGATGTAGAGGCTGTGAAGGGAATAGAGTCTGCTTTTTATGACATGTTATTTAGCACTAAAGGTGGCGTATTGAATAAAGATGGTCTCATTGACATTAATAAATTAAAAAACTTCAGGGCAAACAATGCAGATATGATTGCGGCCTTAGATAGCTACATCCCTATACAAGATGCTTTGGATAGTCAAATTAAGTTAGGTGTTCACGCTGCAAATAGAATTAAAGTAATGAATGATCGTAAAAAGTTCGCAGACTATATTGAGTTAGATAATTTTGTGCAAAATAATGAGTTGAAAACAGGTCTTACTTACAAAAATTCGAAAGACATGGTAACTCAGGCACTAAAAGATCCTCAACAAATGAATGATATTGTTAAAGCTCTTTCTAATTCAGACAATGAGAATTTATTACCTGCTTTTAAAAATCAAATCTTTGATGCATTTTTGGAATCTGCAAAAGGTTATAAAGCAAAAACTACAATTGTAAAAGGTGGTCAACCAGAAGTTGGAGGCATGACTAAATTTTTAAACAAAAACGAAGAAGCTATAAGAGCTTTTTATGAAGCACAAGGAGATCCTGACGGATTTAATAGGCTGTTGGATATTACAAAAGCGTATTATAAATTAAATTTAACTGGTTATCCCCAAAAGATACCAAACGCTGTGCCTGATAAAATACAACAAATTTTTGGTACAGGTATTCCTCAGATTCTTTCTCGTGTATTTGCTGTTCAATCAGGAAGAACAAGCACAAGATTTATAAGTGCTGAACTTGGAATGCGTTTTATGGAAAAATTAAGCACAGCACAAAGAGAAAAAATTATTGCTGGTGCTCTTTATGATAAAAANAATGCGGAAGCTTTACTTAAAATGTTGGAAGGTAAATCATTAAATTTAGAGGAATTAAATATAGTCAAAGGCTTATTTGGAAGAGTTTATGGTTTAATTGGCTCCTCTGTGCAAGATGAGATAGAAGAACAACAAAAAGGAAGAGTTCCTTATGGATATGATGTCATTGAGGTGCCAGTGCCAGGTAAAGAAAAAACTACTGAAACGCAAACAAATCAAACTTTTAGTAACCTTAATATACCAAACGTGTCCCCTGCTTCTTCCTTATCAGGTATAAATATGGCANCTATGACTAATGCAACAACTCCAAATACATTAGCCANAGGCCAAGCCGTTTTTGGTGCCACAGATCCTATTTTTGGTGGTATAAACTCTGTTGCTTAAAGAGTTCTCCTGACGTAATTAGGTAAAGTACCCTCTTCTAAATACCAAGCATATGCTGCTTTCCAATCTTTTTTATACTCTGCCTTTAAAAAATCTATTAGTTCTTCTTCTTTTTTTTCTTCACTTTTGAAAAAATTTAGAAAATGATNCATTGATCGTTTTGTTAAATTAAACATTTGTAACTCCTTAAATAATAAAAATTAGAGTTATAATTAAATTAACTAAATGATTTGAAAAGTCTAAAAAAGGCATATCAGTTATGCTAAACAATCCATTCTTTTAATTCTTCTCCCAATACTTCACTAGATATATTTATTTTTTTTCTTAATGATTTTAATATTTTATCATCGACAGTTTTAGGTGTCACCAAATCTATATAAGTAACTTTCTTTGTTTGACCAATACGATGTACTCTTTCTTCTGATTGCATCCGTATTTCTAAATCATAGGAATTAGAAAAATAAATAACAGTAGACGATATAGTGAGTGTTAAACCGTATCCTGCGGTGCGAGGATTGGCTATAATATATTGCAACTCGCTACTAGGATCTTGAAACTCAGTAACAATATCTTGCCTTTCTTGATCTTTCGTATCTCCATAAAAAGCTTTTATGGAATTAAACCCATATTTTTCTCTTATTGTTTTTAAAATTTTCTTAATATCATGTCTATAATTTGCCCAGATAACAACCTTCTGATCACCTGTTTCTTCTAGAACATCTAATAAGGCTTGGTATCTATTATTATCTATTAATGTGGCTTCACCATGTTCATTTAAAACAAAACCACAAACTATCTGATGTAATTTAGTTATTTGAGATAAAACAGTAGTAACATTTATTACGTCATCACCTATGATGGCCATAGCCTCTCGCTTCATGTCACTGTAAACTTTCTCTTGTTNTTTTGTTAATTCTACAATTCTTGGAGTATAAAGTTTATCTGGTAAATCTAGACAATCTTTTTTCAAAACTCTACTTGAAAANGTTTCTAATTTTTTGTTTAACTCATCTAAATTTTTGTAATCAACAATTTCTTGAAAACTATGTGAGGATGTGTTTCTTTGTATTAAGACAGCGTATCTTGCTCTAAAACCATAATAACTTTCAAATCCCAATAATTTTGAGTCAAGAAAATAACATTGTGAAAACAAATCTAAGGGAGATTTAGTAACAGGTAGCCCTGATAATATTCTTCTTTGTTTAGAAAGTTTCTTTAATGATAGTATATTTTTAGTTTGTAATGCCTGAGGATTTTTAATTACCGTAGATTCATCAACAGCAAAAGCACATTGGTTTGCCTCAAGAACTTTTCTTGTAAATTCTAATCCTTTTTTTGTCCTAAAGGCTTCAACATTTATAACAAAAAATTTTAGTTTATTATTTTTATCAAAAAGCTTTCTTAATTCTTTTTTGTTTTTCGCAGTAGAAAGAGGTGACCAAGTTATAATATCTTTGTCAATGTGGTCAGGTACGTGCTTTAATAATTCTAATTGCGACCAGTTACGATACACACCTTTTGGTGCTACAATCACTGCACAATTAATTCTTCCCTCTTCATAAGAAATACAAATATCATCGATGCATACTTTAGATTTACCTGTTCCCATCTCCATAAAAAATGCGTAGGCATCTTTATTATAAGCTTTATTTATGGCTTCTTTTTGATGATCATAAGGGAGAGTTTTATATCTATACTCTTTTTCACTTGATAATTTCATTTTCTCCCATTATATTGCAATCAAAGGAGATTTCAATATGGAAGATAATATTCTCGAACAATTAGAGGATGATTTACAAGATTTTAATACTAATACATCTGATCTTGATAGTCTATCCGAAGCTTGTAAAAGCCTCGTAAAGTGGCACAAAATACAAGAAACAAAAGAAGAAGAACTCAAAAGTATTAAAGATAAAATAAAAAAATTATCTGAAGAAATAATACCTGAGGCAATGCTATCTATGAATTTAGAGCAGCTAAAACTTGATAATGGAGTTAAGATAACAGTAGTTGATAATATCTATGCTCACATTTCAGAGGCAAAAAAACCTGAGGCATATAATTGGTTAAGAGATAATGGATTAGGATCTATTATTAAAAATCAAATATCAGTGCAATTTGATAAGACACAAGATGCAGACGCTATTGCATTAAAGTCAAGATTATCTAACGAGGGTTTACCTGTCACGCATCAAGAGTCAATTCATCCAAGCACATTAAAAAGCACGGTCAAAGAATTGGTGAAAAAAGGTATTAGTGTTCCAGATGACACTTTTAATATTTACATCGGTAAAAAGACAAAAGTACAAAATTAAGGAGGTATAGATGCCAAGACCGAAAAAGAAGGGGGCTGTTGCTACTCCCGAAAACAAAGAAGTTAGCACAATTAATATCGGATCGTTTCTTGAAGAAAATGCAGGTGACGGTACACAAAACGTAAGCACTCAAGACCTTGAAACACCTAGACTTAAATTGTTTCATGGTAACGGTACAGATGCACCTGAGGATGCTAGGAAAGCAGATATTTATAATAATATCACACAACAACTGTGGGCAAAAGACACAGGGGTAAGAGTTATACCTTGTGCGTTTGTTAAACAATTTACCCATTGGAAAGATATGGAAAAAGATGGTGGTGGTTTTTTAGGTGCATATGATGCCTCATCAGACATCTTAACCAAAACAAATAAAGTAGATTCCAAAGATAAACTTGTAGATCAAAATGGTAAAATCACTGATGAATACATTAGAACAGATGGAAACTTTTTTGTTTTGTATGAAGAAAGTGATGGAGTCTGGAAACCTGCACAAATATCTATGTTTTCAACAAACTTCAAAAGAGCGAAGCTTTGGAACACGATGATAAAGTCACAAATTTTACAAGGTAAAAATGGCCCTTTTAATCCACCTGCATATGCGTTTATTTATAGGTTAAAGGGTGAATTAAAAAAGAAGGAGCAAATGTCTTGGGGACTTTGGCAAGTTGAACTTGATTGTCAGGTTGATAATGCAAAAATTTTACAAGACGCTAAAGTATTCTCTCAATCCGTAGCTTCTGGTGAAACTCAAGTTAAGCCTGAAGTAGAGGAAACACCTCAAGATAATGGTGACAAAGAAGAATCAGGTATGATATAAGTTCTATTGGGGCGGGTGTTTCTCTCTCTTTCTCCTTTCTACCGCCCCTTTAATCAATGCTAGTAGACAAATTTAAAAAAATATTTGAGGGACAGAACCGTGCTCATGGTATTTTTATTAGTTCTGGTGAAGTTTCAGACAAAAATAAAATTAAAGGTAGTGGTAAAGTAATACAAGAACCCATTACCGACCAATTGTGGCAAAAACATTTAGAAGGAGAAGGTGCTTCTTTAGGTGTAATTCCAATTAATGATGACAGTAAATGTAAATGGGGTTGTATTGATGTTGATACCTACCCTTTAGACCATAAGAAAATCGCTAAGGACATTAAAAGTAAAAAGATACCCTTAGTTGTATTTAGAAGTAAATCAGGTGGTGCACACCTTTTTTTATTTGTAGAGGACTTTATACCTGCCGTATTGATGCGTAAAAAATTACAAGAATTTGCTTCTAACCTTGGTTATGCTTCTTGTGAAATATTTCCAAAGCAAATAGAAATAAAAGTTGATCGTGGTGACACGGGTAATTTTTTAAATTTGCCATACTTTGCAGGAGAAAACTCTACTCGCTATGCCTATGATGATAGTGGCAATGCATTAACTATTAATAAGTTTGTAGAATATTACGATAACGTAGTTGTGAAACCTGAGGATTTTAAAAAATTAAAAGCAAAAATAAAAGAGAAAGAAAATGAAGAGATATCGGATGGACCACCCTGTCTACAAACCATGATGAGTTTAGGTATTCCAGAGGGTGGTCGTGATGAAGCTCTTTATCAATACACAGTCTACGCAAAACGAAAATGGTCAGATGAAAATGAATGGGCTTTGAAAGTAGACGAGTTTAATCGTGATTACATGCAACCACCTTTAAGTTCTGCACAAGTAATGAAAACGATTAATCAACACAAAAAACAAGACTATCAGTATAAATGTAAAGTACCTCCTATGTGTAATCATTGTAATTCGACAGAATGTAGTGTTCGTAAGTTTGGTATTGGTGAGGATTATGCCTCTCAGTTATCTGACCTGCGTAAGTTTCAATCAGATCAATCAATTTGGTTTATGAATATTGATGGCAAACCTATTGAATTAAATACAGATGAATTGTATTCCCAAAGTTTATTTTTAAAAAGATGCATTGATGAAATAAATATTATTCCCTTTCCTGAGCCTATGCCTCAAAAGAAGTGGATTCGATTACTCAATGAATTACTTTCGAAAGTACAGGTTATAGAAATGCCTAGGGAGATTACAAAAGCAGGTCGTTTTGATTCTTTACTCAATTCTTTTTTAGATGAAACACCAATGGCTGATAGTCGTGAACAAATTAAATTAGGTAATGTTTTATATGAGAAGGATGAAAAGACAGAACAAATGAAAGCTTATTTTAAAATGGAATTCTTAATAAATTTTTTAGAGGAAAAGAAAAAGTTTAAAGGGATGACCACGACAGAGATGGCAGCACATATCCGTTTAAAAAGGAGAGGGGGTGATCATCGTTTGTCTATTAATAATAAAACTGAGTTTGTTTGGATGGTTCCTCATGAACGATCTCACGAAACTAGCTTCTCAGTCCCTGATATGGATGATGGATCTGAGGCTCTTTTATAATGTATAGACAGCACCTTAAAGGGATGATTTCCCATCAGTTTGCTTTAGTTTGGTTAGCTGAACATGGCTACATTCCCTTCGATAATATTTATAAAATTGGGCCCGTAGATATCATTGGATTTCGTAATGGCACAGTGCATCTCTTCGATGTAAAGACAGAACGATATTATTCTGATAAAGTAAAGGTGGCTCGTCATCGAGGTAAAAGAATTTATTCTCAAAAAACAGAGGAGCAAAAAAAATTAGGAGTAAAGTTTATTTACGTCAATGATCAGGGAGATTGTAAGATAGTATGAAAAAAATAATTTTTGGTCCACCAGGTACAGGAAAAACGACAAGGTTGTTAAGGATTGTGGAACAAGAATTAGATAAAGGTGTACCCCCTGATCGCATAGCTTATTTAGCTTTCACCCGTAAAGCGGCACAAGAGGCAGTCCACCGTGCTATAACTAAATTTAAAATAGATAAAAAAGATTTACCTTGGTTTCGCACCATACATTCGTTTGTATTTAAAGCCATGAATTATTCTCAAGATGAAATAATGAAACCAAAACATTACTCAGAATTATCTGAGATTATAAAAGTTCCCCTAGTAAGTGTCACATCGGCTGAAGAAGTAGGTGTGTCTATTCATAACAACGAACATCTCCATATATATGATCTCTCCAGAGCTAGGGGAACCACAGTCGAACAAGAGTATGATCGCTTTGGTCAATTAGATGGAGGTGTGAATAAGACACAGTATATTGTAAAATCTTTACAGAAATATAAAGATACAATGCATGTGAGAGATTACACTGATTTATTAATTGATTTTGTGAACGATGGTTCTTCACCTAAGTTAGAAGTTGTTATCGTGGATGAGGCTCAGGATATGTCTTGGTTACAATGGAAAGTGATTGATAAAATCATTAAACATGCTTCACGAGTCTACTTAGCAGGAGATGATGATCAGGCTATATTCGATTGGGCAGGAGCAGATCCCACCAGATTAATAAAAGCAGATCATTGGGAGAAAGAAGTTCTTGAGCAATCTTATCGTATACCTAAATCAGCACATTACGTTGCAGATCGTTTAATCTCTCGTATTAATGTAAGACAACAGAAAAATTGGAGGCCAAGAAAATATCGTGGATTTACTAATTCTTACGCTTATCGTTTATCAAGTGATTCTTTTGACAATGGGCAATGGCTTATTTTAACCAGAACAAATTACTTGTTAGATCAAATTGAACATGATCTTAGACAATATGGTCATTATTATAGTAGGGGTAATCAACCCTCTATCGCACAGAAACTTTATACTGCCGTATACGCTTGGCACAAATTACAAACTAGACAAGAGATAACTTTAGATGAGGTTAAGTCTATTTATTATTATATGACAGTAGGACAAGGTGTGAAAAGAGGTTTTAAAGGAATGAACATACAAACAATGCCTGGGCAACTATTTTCATATCGTGAACTACAAGATAAGTATGGCTTACTGGCAAAAGCAAATATGCCTTGGGAACATGCATTAGATAAAGTTCCTTCTACTCGCTCTATTTATCTTCGTGCAATTATGTCGAGAGATAAAACAGAATTAAAAAAAGAACCAAGAATAAAGTTATCAACTATTCATGGGGCTAAAGGTGGAGAGGCTGATCATGTCATGTTATTAACGGATCTTTCACGCAAAGCGGATGAAGGATTTACAAAAAATAGAGATAGTGAAAGGAGAGTTTTTTATGTGGGTGCAACCCGTGCTAAAAAATCATTACATATTATTAGAAGTAATAGTAGTCGAGAGTTTACGGAGATATTTCAATGAGAATAATATTTGATCAAAACAAAATACTAATGAGTATGACGAAAGAAGAGACACAAAAAATACAAGACAACAATCATAGTCCTGTGGAGATAACAAAAGGACAACTTATGATTTTACATGAAGATATATCTAAAGCGCTTTTAGAAGAATGGAGAAAACAAGTATGGAACAAAAGTTAAAACCATTTGTAGTTCCCCCTGAATGGGTGCCACCACAGGAAGTACCTAATCTATCTGACGCAGAGATGATCTGTATTGATGTGGAAACCTGTGATCCTAACTTAAAATCCATTGGACCTGGCTATTGTCGTCAAGACGGTTTTGTTGCAGGTATTGCTATTGCTGTTGATGGTTGGAAGGGTTATTTTCCCATCCGCCATGAAGGAGGTGGAAACTTTGATTTAGAAATTATTCGAGGACCTTTACAAAAAATTTTAGCCTCTAATACACCTAAGCTTTTTCATAATGCTTCCTATGATATGGGTTGGCTAGAAGCGGAGGGTTTTACGATTAACGGTCGGGTGCATGATACAATGATCATGGCTCCTTTGATTGACGAAAATCGAAAATGGTTTAATCTTAATAGTTTAGGATATGATTACATTGGTGAAACGAAGAATGAAACGGCGCTTCAAGAAGCTGCTTCGGAATTTGGGGTTGATGCCAAAGCCGAAATGTACAAGTTGCCGCCGATGTATGTCGGAGGGTACGCAGAACAAGATACGGTGCTTACGCTTAAACTCTATGAAAGATTAAAACACGAAATAGAAAAAGAAGAATGTGGACACATCTGTGAATTAGAAACGGATCTCATACCCTTAACATATGCGATGAAGAAGAAGGGTGTTTGTATCGATGAGGATAATCTAACGAAACTAGAAACACGGCTTTTATCAGAAGAGAAGAAAATCTTAAAACAAATTAAAAGTTTATCAGGTATTGAAGTAGAAATCTGGGCTGCCGCTTCGGTAGCCAAAGCTTTTGATGCTTTAGACATACCTTATCTTCGCACACCCAAGAGTAACGCTCCTAGTTTTGCGAAAAATTTTTTAGCTACCCATACGCATGAACTACCACAGTTAGTTGTGAAGTGTCGTGAGATAAACAAGGCCCGAACTACTTTTATTGAAACGATTAAGAAACATACATACAAAGGTAAGATTCATGCTGAGATCCATCAGTTACGGGGTGAGAAAGGCGGAACTGTTTCCGGGCGAATGAGTTACTCCAATCCCAATCTTCAGCAGATGCCAGCACGAAACAAATACATAGCGGACATGATCAAACAGATCTTTATACCTGAGCAAGGAAAAAAGTGGCACGTGTTTGATTACTCGCAACAAGAACCACGCATCTTGGTTCACTATGCTTTAAGTTCTAAAGGTGGACTATCAGGGAGCGATCAAATTTTACAACAATACAATAGTGGTGAGGATGTAGACTTTCATCAAATGGTTGCTGACATGGCTAGTATCAGTCGTGATGAAGCTAAAAGTATAAACTTAGGGATCATGTATGGTATGGGTAAAGGTAAAATGGCAACAGAGTTAGGGCTCGAGATTCACGATGCAGAAGTAATTCTTAATCGATATCACAAAACCGTACCTTTTGTAAAAGAGCTCCAAGAGATTGCGAGTCGAACTGCAAGTAAACATGGACACATCAGGACATTGCTTGGTCGTAAGTGTCGTTTTCCAATGTGGGAACCAAATCGATGGGGGATCTCTACACCCTTACCCAGAGATAAAGCTGAGATAGAATATGGATCTGATATTCGTAGAGCATTTACATTTAAAGCTTTGAATAGATTAATACAAGGTAGTGCTGCGGATCAAACTAAGAAGGCAATGTTAGATTTATATAACGAAGGTATCATACCTGAGATTGCCATTCATGATGAAGTNGATATAAGTCTTGAAAACTCCCAAGAAGTTGATAAAGTCAAGGAAATTATGGAAAACTGCGTAGACAAATTAAAAGTTCCTAGTCTTGTNAATGAGAGAAGTGGTAAGACATGGGGTGAAGCAGGAAAATAATGTTTTATGTAATGGTATTGACGATTTGTATTGCTAGTCCTGTTATTGCACATAAAGATTTGTGCCAGGTATTTGTTGAGGATACACCTTTTAATTCTTTAAATCAGTGTATGACTCAAGGTAGATTGATAGCTAATACTTTGAATGAAGAAGGGTATTACACAAGTGTCTTTTGCAATGAATCTCATGCCTATAACTTTGGTAGAAAGGATGCCACGTTATGACCGATATAACGAAATATAAATCTTTAGCGGCAGATTTAGAAGATTATGCAATAGTCGCTGAAATCAGAAAAACGACAGGACTGCCTGTTAAAACCATTATCAAGCAATGTATTGCTTTAGGAAAAGATGCATGGGAAAAAACAGGAAAAAAATATATCCCTCAAGAAAATACAAACGCCTAAGTAAGAAGGATTGCCCTCTTTGTTTTGGAGAGGGCTATTCTGTGGCTACGTTTGGAGATAATCTGGTGGTGCTTCCTTGCTCTTGTGTCAAGGAAAAAAAGATAGAAAAAACCTTGCATTAATGATACAAATATGTCATGCGAAACGATTTTGGTGTATGTATGAAAAATGGTGGACTCGTTGGAGGCCAGAAAAAACTTGACGTAAACAAAGACGGCAAGATCACAGGTGCAGATTTCAAAATGCTCCGTAAAAAGAAATCAAAGAAAAAAGGTAAAAAATAATGTCTCGCCCTGGTCTTTATGCTAACATTCATGCAAAAAGAAAACGTGGTGAAAAGATGCGTAAAAAGGGTGCCAAAGGTGCTCCTACCGCTAAAGCTTTTGCAAGAGCAAAGCAAACAGTAAGGAAAAAATAATGGCAGATGATAAGAAAACAGTAAAAGACATTCCTAAAAGTATTTTTAACTCTTTATCGCCAGAGCAAAAAGATACTCTCAAAGGGCAGGTTGCTCAGGAAGAACTTGATCAGATTTTGAAAAATTATCAAGGAGAAGAGCAAAGTGAAGAATTAGAAAAGTTTTTTAAAAGATTCAGAAAAAAAGGTAAAAAAGAAAAAGATCCTAAGCCTAAAGAAAATCCAATAGGTGCAGCTTTATTATATGCCAAAAAAGGTGGCATGGTCAGGAAGTCCAAAGTTGCAGGAAGATTAGCTAAAAGAGGCTATGGTCGTGCTATGAAAGGTAAAAAATAATGGCAGATGATAAGAAAAAAGCAGATTTGACCGAGAAAATCGGATTATTTCTTGATAAAGTTTTAACCTTTGGTGGTGGTCTAAAATATAAAACTAAACAAATAAATGAAGCCGTTAATGTGCTTGATGGTGAAACTGACTATAAAATAGAATCTTATAAGGATATAAAATTCCAAACAGATTTTGATAGATTTAAAAAAATTTTGGATCAATTAGATAAAAGAAAAGAGATAGACGCAGAAACTCCACAAGGTAAAGACGGTGGAATGGTTATTAAAACTAGAAAAGGGAATAAGATTTCTCCTAGAAAACCTAAGGTAGCGGGTAGATTAGCTTCAAGAGGATACGGCAAAGCCTTCAAGGGTAGATAATCATGCTCCTCAGGGCTCTTAAAACGGGTTTTTCGGGGTAATTTTCAGGTATCATGTGTCACGAATCTCGGTGCAGATTAGTTTTAGAAACAATATATAGTTATTTTTATAACAATTATTATATAAAAAAATTTTTCATTTCATTTTTTTCACGTAATCAAGTAATGATGTATATATTATATATATATTTCAATAGTTTAAGGCATTACCTAGCCAATACTTTATCATTACCTCATTACTTTAGGAGAAAACAAAATGCTTGAAATTATTGACTTTTGTCCTTTGTGTGGTTTAGATATAGAAGAAGATTGCGAATGTTATGGCTAAAAATCATGGTGATATAATTGAAAAAGACGGACTGACCAGAAGGCAAAGGTCCTTTGCTCAAATCTTAGTAAAAGAGAATGGTAGAGCTACACCAACAGAATGTGCAAAACTTGCTGGTTATTCTGAACATTCAGCAACACAGATAGCTTGTAATTTACAAAACCCTAAAATGTTTCCTCGTGTTGTAGAATATATTGATGAACTCACAAAAGATTATGCCCAGGCGGCGAAAATAGATTTTATGAAACACGCAAGAGAAATGGCAAGATTAAGAGATTTGGCTATTGAGAAAGATCAGTTTAGCGCAGCGATAAATGCTGAGTATCGAAGAGGATTGCTTGGTGGCTTTTATGTTGATCGTAAAGAGGTGGTAACTGCTAGTCTTGATAATATGTCTAGAAAAGAATTAAGAGAAAAATTAGAAAAATACAAACAAGAAAATCAATTAATTCAAGATGCCGAATGGAAAGAGATTGAAAATAATTCTGATGAAAATTAATTTTTGTATTTGACAATCCCATAAAGTTATAATACTAATTTTAATATGGAGTTAGAAAGGAGAGAACACGATACTTTTACAATGAGCAGATTATCAAATGTTAATTTCTCCTCGCTTTTAACTACTAGCAAGTTTGCTCGTTTAAAAGTCTTTTCACTCCATTGTGCTAGGCTTGTTTCTCATTGTGATCATTAGCAGGTCTAGCACTTTACAGAGCTTTAAGGTTATAACCCCAGAGCTCTTTAATCATCTGGGTAATAAACGAAACGGGGAAATGATAACGAGTCCGTTTAGGATTGACATTTCCCCTAGTAAAGGAGAGCAAAATGAAAACATTTAGAGTAATAATGCACAAAGTTCTTAAGCAAGAACATATAATTGAAGCTAAAGATTTTGATGAGGCTTTAGCAAAAACAAAAGAAAATCCTGAGGCATCCATTGTTGTAAGAGATTTAGATACAGCTAGATATGATGTTAAAGAAATAAAAGAAATAGATCGTAAGGATATCGGTAAAGATGATTGACGGAGCAGACATACAAATTGATGAAGATGATCTAGATGAGCAATTGCAAAATTTAATTACTCATTTTTATCCTGAGGCTGAAATTGACCAAACAGATAATTTAATTATGAAAAGATATGAGGATATTAAATTACAGTTGGTTGATCTAATTATGGATATTTGGGATGAAAAAAAGTAAATATAAAGTTTATGTATATGAAGCTTACNCCAAGATGTATGAAGTAAAAGCAGATAGTGAAATAAGTGCTATTGTTGAGATTGAAAANAATGGGGAGAGAATGAATGAAGTACAAATAACGGGAAAGATAAAAGGACAAATTTTACCAAAGAAAACTAAGATAGAAGAATTTAGAATAGAAGAGGTTGTAATAGAATGATTTTAAGATGGTTGCTAGAAAAATTAGCGAAGTTTGTTGAAAAGATAACATAATAATATATAGAATAATTAATTCCCACTTTAACGAGCCCTCCTAAATATTGGAGGGCTTTTT